GATTTTTGGTGGCAAAAATGAAGTTACTATATCAACTACCAATGCTGATCCGCGAGTAGCCGGAGTTGTATCTACCAACCCTGCTCACTTGATGAACAGTGTGCTTGAAAGCGAACACAAGGTGGCCGTGGCTCTTCAAGGTCGTGTGCCAACATCAGTTACTGGCACCATACGCAAAGGTGACATGATGGTCACTGCCGGCAATGGTTTTGCACAAGCCAGTGCGTCGCCTGCCATGGGCACTGTGATTGGCAAAGCACTGGAAAACTTTGACGGTGTGTCAGGTACAATTGAGATTGTGGTCGGCAGACTATAAAGTCTGTTCTACTTGCTGAATTTTTTGCTGAACAGCATCAATATTCATTGTGTTCCATAGCCCAGGATGCATGGGCTTGGGCCAGGTACCAGCATCAATCCAGGCATAACCCAGGTGTTCGTAGTTGAGTCTAGGTGTAAACTCTGTATCCACAACACAGATCCAAGTGTGATATTCAAAAGCCAAGTCGGCTGATGTAAATTTTTCTAGTGGTATCAGGCGCTGGTAAGTGGGAAAGAACCCCAGCTCTTCAATGCACTCACGCTCCATGCCACCCAACAACGTTTCGCCTGTTTCGATCTTGCCACCGGGCAGGCCCCAGGCACCTGGATGCTTGACATCGTTGCGTAGCAAATAGAGATAACGTTTGGTGTCTCGACTACGGAACCACACACCCACTGCCTTCAAAGCACTAGACTCCATGTGCCTCCAACGTAGACACCTTGGTAACTCTTGACCCACTCTGCTCCAGTCCACTCGTATTGCACACCGGTGGTGATGTTGGTAATATATTGAACAGTTGCCGCTTGAGCCACACTGTTAAAAACAATTCGCCAATAAGTGCCAGTCCACTCAATAACATCGTTGGCACTTGCTATTAATTGTTGCCCCACAGCACCTTGCCATGCTTCAGGGGGATAGGTATTAATTGTTGCGCCAGTGGCATCAGTCAACAAATAACGTTGACCCACAGCCGGTGCAGGCAATCCATAACCAGGCCCTGAGATTAAGGGATCAATAATGGCAGTGATGGGTGCCAGAGTGTTTTGTGGTGCTGTGTCTTGATCAATGTTGTAAATCAACAGTCGATCATCATTGGGATTGATCACAATAGTGCCCACAATTGTGGTGCCATCCTCTTGATCCAGGCGTATTTGACTGATACCTGGACGTAGCACACCGTACGCATTGATCACAGCCGGCCACAACAGGCTACTGCCTGCCACAATTGCTGTGGGAGTCAAATCATCATTAGCGCCATTTGGCACAATAGTACGGCCCTGTAAACATTGTATTTGGTTGCCAATTACCACAATTTCATAGTTCCAAGGAGTAACAATGACTCTAGTGCCCAACAACAAGTCATTATCAACAACTGCATTGTTTAGGTCACCTTGAGCATCATACATGCTCATGATCACCCGTTCGACCACGCCCAGTTTCTTGACCTTGGCTGGACTTGAAATCCAAATTGGCAAACTAAATTTGATAGTGGCCATATCTATGGGATTTTCTGTACCAATTGGTACAGTTCTTGAAGTCCATGTCACTGACTCTAGATCAACCACACTCAAACTGGTCCAGTCAATAAAATTGTCTGTGCTCTGCACTTCTAAACTGGGGTTAAACAATGTTAGTATCTGTTCCAACAATTGCATTTTTTGATTGGTGTTTGAAGTCCAGATGTCCAACGTAATGCCCAGTTTGTAAGGCACAGGCATCAGGCGTTCTACTGTGAATGCATTGCCTTGGGTGGTTTCAAATGAATCAGTTTCAGTATCATAAGTGCGTTGACGCACATTGAGTTTACTCACATGGTACGGCTCTTGCATTCTAGGACGATCATAGTCCAGACTCGACACATAAAAAGTCATCAAGGGACTTGCTGGCATTGAGTTGCGTGAGTTCTCTTGAATGATAACTTGAGCATTGCGACTGGCGTCACCATAACGAACAGGCACACGTATCAAGGCAGCGTTGTTTACACCATCTGTTTCGTTGCCATACTCAATTTGAAAGTTGCTGATGATCCGGGTAAACTGTAGTAGGAAACGTCGGATTTGCGCATCGTAAAAAAATTGTTGCATTGTTTAACTCGATTTCTGGCCCGGTTGTGTGTCAGGTGGCAGTTTGGGATCCAGGAAACCTTTCTGGTCCCCGTTGTCTGCACGTGGTTTCAGTATTTGGCTGAGACTCTGACGCTGTGGAATGTTACCAAGATCTGTTGTGGGCGTAGTGTATGTATTGTTGACAAAGCCCGACCGTAAAGTATCATTGGTGGGTCCGTTGTTGAGATTGGTACGCACTTTGTCCTCGATTTTGATCCAACGTTTGCTGTCATAGCGGAACAAACGATTGGGGAAGTAGTCCACTCGCAAACAGTAGTCGCCTGCAACTGCGCCCAATGGGAACTGTACACCACTTGTGACTGGCAATCCGTTTGGTGGCACACCATCGCCGGTCAAGTAACCCACAGTATAGCCATCTGCTTTGGGCGTGACATTCATGCCACCTTGTGTGCCGTCTACTGTGTCTCCATTGATTGTGGTCAGTGATGTAGGATTGGCCGGCTGCCCGTCATCCACAGTGGCCACAACATAGAGAGGCTTGACATCGTAACCCGATAATGGAACCTCCACATCTGCTTGTGTGAGAATAGCATCGTTGATTTGATTGTCTTTGGGACGAGTACTGAACACATCGCTTTGTGTGGGCGGAGTATACAATTCCCAGTAGTCAGTGTTCGTAATATCTGTGCCAGCCGGAGTGTTTTGTCGGGCACGATAGTATACATCACCGTAGTTGGTAACCCATCCTGTGGGATAGAAGTTGCCTGGATCCCAGATGTTCTCAGACACAACTGGCCGCTTGAGCACATCCTTAAACTCTTGATTGTTGGTCATTGGCGTGGCTTTCACACGCCAGGTGTGTGGCAACCAAGTTTGGCTCATGCCTTCTGTGGCATAGTCAGCATCTTGTACCACATAGTAACGAGGCAAGGGCTGTGGAATTGCCTGATTCAAGGGATAGTAGTCTTTTAAGTTGGGCACTTCCAGCACATCACCGTTCATGATCTTGCGTCCCAGACTGTCAATCATGTCATTGAAGTGGAAGGTAATAAACAAGGTATCGTTGTTTAGGAATAGTCCAAACTGTGTCAAGTCAAAGTCAATGTCCTGGTGATTGTAAACACCACGCATGCAATACACATCCGGATCATATATTCTATCACGGTTTTCTAACAACAACAGATCCTGAATGTTTAAGGGATCCAAGGTGTCATATGTGGGTTGGGTAGCGTCGCCGTTGCCCGAAAACGCTGAATCCTCACCACCAGTTTGCGGTCCCATGTATCGGTGCAGGAAAATGTCGAGGCCACCAGTGGTGTACATCTCCGAAATGGTACGATCCAAAAATTGATAATCACGGGTTCTATTAGGGCGGTAAAGGCTTAGGCGCGGAATTTTAATTCTCCTTGGCTAATTTTTTAGCAAGTTTATTTTTTTGCAAAGTAGCAGTCCGTTGGGCTATTTCTTCTGTTGACATTTTGTAACCAAATCGTCCATTTTTGCTACCAACACATTTTCGTTTTTCTATGTGCTCCGGTGTCTGCACTCTACCCGACATTGATTCACTTTGCTTGGCACGAGATTCTAATGATCTAACAAATCCTTTGTGCGATTGGCTTAACTTAGCCAGATGCTCTGTACTTTTCTTTTTACCATAATGTGGACTAAGTCCGTCACGTTTACCATACATAGGATTATTTTTACCAGAAAATTTTTCGCTCTTAATTTTAGCACCGATAGATTTAATATTCTCAAATACTCTACTCGAAACCTTGTGCCTTTCCTGATTCGAATTCTCTCGATATAACATACAACTAAACGCATTCCACATTTGATATTTCTGTTTTGTTTCTACAACCATCTTGGTAAGCAACCAATGGCAAACAAAATGCTCGCGGGCAGTAAGCCTAACCAGATTGTCTATGCTATTGTTTCCTCCGAGGCTTTGGGGAACAATATGATGTTTCTCTGTATAAACATCTCGTGGCAAAATTCGAACCCTTGCTTGCTCGACGAGTTGATTATACCAACGTGTATATTTGCTATCATTGAAGATCATGCAGTATTTATGGAAGGTTGACCAATAAATCTCAAAGTGCTATAATTACACATAATCTTTAAGGAGTCCCGATGAAACCCGTTAAACTGCTAAACCCCCGTAGTTCAGATACCAATGTCATGGGCGGAGAGCCTGCCTGGCGAGCACAACCCACAGAAAATCGCATCAGTGCCTTAAGCAAAGCATTCTCTTGGTACAACTATTTTTACGGCAAAAAAGATGCTCGTGAAATGATTGTGAACTATCTGGAGTCACAAGATCGCCGATCGGATGTGCGTACACTAAAAAGTATCCCAGATTCAGCCATACGCCTGACCACAGGCTGGTTGTGTCGTATGAAGATGGTGGGCTTGCAGTTAGACGACCATGAAGAAATCAAACTGGATATTTTGCTGAAAGAAATACTGACCAGCAAACAAACAGTTGAGGCGGAATCTGAGCCGGCTGTAGAAGGTCCTGCCAAGCCAAACATACAAGATCGCCTGAGAGAAAAAGTTGGTGAGTGTGCGGCCGAACTAGACGGCATGTTTGACGAGTTCATGATGGCCGGTGCCAAGATGTCAGCAGACTACAAACCCATCATGGTGATCCGTGGCATGAACGTGGTACCACAAATGATCAGCGAGATTTCCAATCGTTGGAAACGCAAATTAGCAGAGTTTGAAGAGGCGGTAGAAGGCAAGGATGCGTTGCTGGTAGAAGCATACTCGTACCTGACCAAGATCCAATTGCGTAACTGTGTGAAGTTTTGCGAAGCAGTGATCAACGATTGTGGTGCTTATGTACAGATCAAGAAAGTGGAACGCAAACCACGCAAGGTCAAGGCAGTGCCTCCAGAAAAACGTGCGGCCAAGTTTAAACACACAGCAGAGTTTGTGGAACTCAAACTCAAAGGACTGCCAGCCGCAAGTTTAGTGGACAAGGCTGAAGCATGGTTGTACGACACCAAGAAACGCAAGTTGATCCATGTGGTAGCAGACAGCCATACACAGGCATTTACTATCAAGAACAACAGTGTAATTGGGTATAGTACTGTTGAAACTCTACAAAAGACTGTGCGTAAACCTGCAGATGTTGTCCGGGCCATACAGGCCGCAGGCAAACCAGCCGCTAGAAAGATCTACAAGGATTTGACTACTACAGAAACACCCTGGAATGCTCGGGGCACTGAGAACTTGATCATACTCAAAGCCTGGTAAATAAGGGGGAACGGAGTTCCCCAATGGCTGAACAAAACCTACTACCTGAGTTAAAGCAAAACCTTATTGAGTATTGCAAATTAACCATGGGTGATCAAATCATTGATCTTGAATTAGACCCTGCGCACTACGAAGCGGCATATCAACGCACAATTGGCACCTATCGCCAACGTGCCAACAACGCCTACGAAGAAGCCTACATCTTTATGGAGTTGATTCGAGACTTGAACATCTACACCTTGCCCCAAGAAGTGTATAGTGTGCGTCAAATATTCCGCAGAACATTTGGTGATTCAACAGGACCGTTTGCGTCAAACTTTGATCCGTTTGCACAGGCCTCAATCAATGTGTACCTCATGAACTTCAACGTGGCAGGCGGATTAGCCACATACGACTTCTACTCACAGTATGTGGAACTAGCCGGACGTATGTTTGGCGCATACATGAACTACACCTGGAATCCGGTCACAAAAAAACTGCAACTGATTCGTGATCCAAAAGGCACTGGCGAAAATGTCTTGCTTTGGGTGTACCAAACCAAACCTGAAATCCAACTGCTGAGTGACTACCAAATCAGCCAATGGATCCGAGACTACATGGTAGGTGCTTGCAAAATGATCATTGGTGAAGCACGTGAAAAGTTCTCAACCATTGCTGGACCACAGGGTGGCGGCCAACTGAACGGTGCCGCAATGAAATCTGAAGGCCAAACCATTATGGATGCCAAAATTGAAGAACTCAAAATGTATGTGGATGCAAGTCAGCCACTTACCTGGGTGATTGGCTAACACAGCATAGACAAATTATTGCAGGTGTGTTACAATT